TGTAAAATAACTTAGCTAAAGCTCAAGTTACCTGCATTAACTTCTACTTTTTCCAAGTAGTCAGCTGCGTTACCTAGTGACGAAGCATTGTTTGACAATTCAACATAACCATAACGAGTCATGAAACTCACGACTGGCTCGAATGATGTTGGGTCAAGTACAACACCGCTTGACATCAATGGGATGTATGGGCAGTAGAACGCTGCTGCGTCTGATTCGCTAGAACCTTTGTAACCAACAAGTACATCATCGTCTGCTGCATATGTGTTTACATAAATGCGCATTGCATTGTTCAATGTACCAACCATTTTAGTGTTAGTTGGTGCTTCAAATGCACCTTCAGTTGTTCTTGCAAACGCTGAAGTTGTTGCACTTTGTAGTACTGTAAGAATCGCCGGTGATACAACTGCCCAGTTACCTGCGCCTCTGCGTGTTCTTTGTGCGATTCTGTTAGCTGCACGGTTAACCAATACTGCCAATGCTGCATGTTCGTCACCAACAAATGTTGCTGTACCCGAAACTGCTGCTTGGTTGTATGTGTCAGTACCTGTACCTGCCAATGTTGACAAGCTGCGTAGTACTTCTTGGTCGATTTCTGCAGTAATCTCTTGAGCTAGTGCTGCCATGATTTCTGCTTCAACATCGATACCGTGTTGACTTTGAGCGTCTTGAGCCGCTTCAAATGTCCAGCGAGCTGATAGCTTGCGTGACTTTGCTTCGACTGTTTGCTTCAAGATCTGGATGCTTAGTCTGTTACCAGCTACACCCTCTTTTGTTGCAGTTGGATCTGCTTTACCATCTGCATTACCTGAATAACCTTCGGCAATTTTAAATGGTGATAGTGCTTCTTCACCTGCTGTGGTTGATCCACCTGTTGAGCCTGCAAACGAATCTGCATAACGTACTCTTAGTGTGTGAATCTGGCCAACTGGTCCAGTCATTGGTTGAACACCAACGATTTCGTTCGCGATCACTGTTGGCATTACACGTCTGATCACTGGTAGGATCACACGATTAAGTGTTGCGACATTTCCTGCAGAAGTTGAGCCCGCTGTTGCTGTTTCCATCAAATGCTTGCGAGTATTCTCAAGCGTTGTTTCCATAACAGCTTTCTTATTGCCTTGTAGGCCTTCGACTAGGGCGGTTTTTGTCTCCTGCCAGCGTCCTTCTAGTAGTTCTGACATTTTTTTCTCCTTTTAAAGTCCAGCTAAACGCTTGATATCCACTACATTGTGGTCTGCGCTTGCTTTGTTAATAGAACTAGATTTTCTATTGCCTGTAATTTCTTTGCCTTCTGTTAATGGTGCCTTCTGCTTTGCTGGACCTTTACCGTCAATAACGGTTGGTAGGTACTTGTCAAACGCCGATTGTAGTCTATTCGTCTGTACTGATTCCAGTAAGTCTGTCATAATTTCACGTTGGTCTTTGCTTAATGGCGAAACCAAACCGTTCATTACTTGTGTTCTTTCTTGTGATTCAACAAGGCGTGCAACCTCTGCTGCTTTTGCGTCTGCAACTGATTTTGCTTTAACTGCAAAGTCTTTTGCTTCTGCTAATAGAGTGTCTTTTGCACTAAGAACTTTCAATAGTTTTTGAGTTTCAGATTTTTCATTTAGGTGTGAACCCATGTATTCATTGCTGAATGCTTCGAAAATCTTACGACCAAAATCATTTTGTCGTGCTGTATCAATGTCTTCTTTAAGTTGTGTGATTTCACTACGGATAGTTTTATCAACTGTTTCAGAAATCATTGATGCGCTTCTTTCGATAAAGTCTTTCTTAACTTTAGCGAAGTGTGCCTTGCCTTCACGCACTAAACGTACTTTTGTTTCAGCAAGATCTTTTTTATCTTCTTGGAACTCTGCAAGTTCAGATGCTAATTGATCTACAACAAATTCTTCTAGCATAGAAAATTTACTTGCCATTAGTTTTTGATCATCATGTAGTTCATTAACTTCTTTAGCCAATGATTCTAATACAAATTCTTTCATAAGATTTGCATTTTCTTTCATTGCGACTGCATATTTTGCTTTTTGTTCTGCAAGTTGCTTACGATCGTTATGGAATTCTGCCATTTCTTCAGCTAGTTTCTCAGAAACTAGTGTGTCTACAGCTTCAACCATCACGCCTTTGTCGTGTTCGTATTTTTTGGCAAACTCTTCACGCAGTTCAACAGTCACAGCAACACGATTTTCATTTACTTTTGTTTCAAAAGCTTCTTGAATTTCGCTTGCCATTGCTTCGGTTATTGCATCGCTCTCTAAAAGGGATTTAAGTGCTTCCATTTCTTCCTCCTTTTATTGGAGCCTGTCTATTATGTTTAATAGACTCTCTTTGATATATTTTTTTGCCTTTGGGTTGCCTGTGACTTCTTTTGAAGTTAGTAATGCCTTGTATCCACCTTTTTCGTTCATTATATGCTCATAAATTGGTGTAGGATACGCACCGGGGGCGCTGGGCTGAGCCACAACGTCCACAGTAATTATTTCGAAACCTTGAACACTACCTGTAGGGTCTACTTCTCCACTACCTCTCGATGAGACACCTAGTTTAACGCCGCTTTCAAGCATTGTTTTCACTAGTGATCCCATCGGAGTTGGTAAAATCTTCAATTTACCATAACCGTTTGGTCCATCCATCCACATTTCTGTGACCATATGACACACACGATCAAGGTTGATATTAAGTCCTTCCGGATGATCGACTTCGCCTAATACTGAGTAACCACCAGTTATCTGCTCATTGAGCGTGGTGACAGCCCTGCCAATTTCTTCTACGGGATAAACACGCTGGTTAGCGTTCTTAACGCCGCCTTGAATGCAAATACCTTTCATGTAAAGGTCTTTGCCCTCATTAGCAGACTCAACGACCATTTTAGCCTGGTCAAAACTTAGATTTTCACGAAGTTGAAACATCTGTCAGTCCTTACTTACTTGCCGCCAATAATTGATTTTTTATTAGCTGCGTTCTCTGGCTTGCCCTTTTTCTCAGCGCCGTGGCCAGGTTCTGTTTTAGTGCCTGATTTAGCACTTGTACCGCCTGGAACATTTCTATTCCCTGCGTTATCTTCTTTTGGGTTTTGGTCATTTAGTGCAGAACCTTTTACTTTTGATCCTTTACCTACTTCACCGTCGTTTGCTGTATCGCCTGCAACGATATTTGAAGCTGTACCGCCCATATCATTTTTACCTGCAACTACTGATTTAGCATTTGCACCGTTGTCGCCTTTTTTTGGCTCTTCTGCCATTTTGTTTGCATACTCACGCATGATTTCACCGGCTGACATTTTTGATTCATCAACTTCTTCGTCATCCGACTCGTCAACTTCTTCATCAGTTGCTTCGAATGGTAATTCCATTGCTTCTTCTTCTGGCTCTTCGTCGCCCATTTCTGGCTCTTCGTCGCCTGGCTCTTCGTCGCCCATCATTTTTTCAAATTCTGCTTTTAGTGCGTCGAGTGCATCTTCTAGGTCTGACATTGCGCCTTCTGGGCCTTCGCCACCTACGTCGTCCATGTCGCCTTCTTCGCCGTCACCGCCGTCCATGTCTGCTGCAATGTCGCCCATCATGTCGTCAGTTTCGTCACCGCCCATTTCTGGTGCGTCTAATTCGTCTAGACCAAACATTTCGTCTAGGTCATCATCTTCCGACTCGTCTAAGTCGTCATCATCTGACTCGTCAACTTCTTCATCAGTTGCTTCGTCTAGGTCTTCGTCATCTGACTCGTCAACTTCTTCATCAGTTGCTTCGTCTAGATCGTCGTCATCTGACTCGTCAACTTCTTCGTCATCAGATTCAATGATGTTTTGATAAATTTCTCGTGATTTTTCTACCACGATCTCATGGAATAGCTCTTCTGCGCCGTCTTTGTCTTCATTAACAAGACGCTCGAGCATTTCCTCAAACTTTTTAAGATCAGTCATGATTATCTCCTTCTAT